TTATTATCAGGAGGTGTATTAAGTTCAACTCCTGGTTCTACAACATTTAGTTTAACATCAGGTTCGGGAATTATAGTAACATTAAATGCTAGTACATCTTCTATAGACCCTTACCCTACAATTCAATATCTTAGCTGGGGTAATTTTGTAAGTCAATCTATTACAAATATTAGTAGTGCTAAGATTACTTATATTAGTGTAAACTCAGCAGGCACTATTAATCAATCAACAACACCTATTGGTTATTCAGATCCAACACAGTGGGATAATCAAATTGAAATAGGTGTTGTGTTACATTTATCTGGATCTGTATCTACTGGTGTTTATAATGCACCTCAGGTAGCATATGGAGTAGCACAACGTACAGATGATTTTATTAGAGCATTTGGTCCTGTAAAAGTATCAGGACATACCTTACAAGCTAGTGGAAGCTCTCCTACACTAAGTCTTAAAAAATCAAGTGGTGTTTCTTACAATAATGGGAGTAATTATGTTCTTAATCCAAACCATCCTTCAACAGTATCTGATCCTGCCATTAACACCTCTAAAATTTATAGATACTATATTTCAGGTTCTACACCGGTTATTGATACAGGAGTAGCTAATGCTGGTTACACTGCTATTGACAGTAAAAATTATGTAGATACTACAACAGGTACATTAACAACTGTTGGAGCAGGATTTTTCTCAATTCAAAGAGTATTCTGGATTCCAAATTCACCAACAAACGCATTTATTGTTTACTACGGTAATGCAAGATACGGCAATTTAGTAGACGCTACAAACGCTAAAGATTCTGAACCATTTTTAGAGGCTCCTAATACAGCTCAAAATGCAATTTTTATAGGGTATATTATCATACAGGGTGGTGGTGTAGGTGCGATCCCCCGTGATTTGTTGAATCCAAATGAAGCAACTATAATACAAGGCGGTCTGTTTAGGAATATAGGCGGAGTAGGAACTTCAGGAACAACACCTGCCGCCTCCACTTTAGCGGGCTTGACAGATGTTTCCATTGCCACAAAAGCCACAGGAGATCTATTCTTCTTTAGTGGTTCACTCTGGTATAACACAAAACAACTTTCTGGTTCATATGGAATAACGGGTAGTTTAAATGCTACATCATTCACAGGATCTTTATTTGGAACATCAAGTTGGTCATTAAATACAGTAACAGCTTCTTATGTTATAACAGCACAAACAGCAAGTTATGTTTTAAACGCTATCTCAAGTTCATTTGCTGTATCTTCATCTAGATCGGTAAGTAGTTCTTTTGCTTTAACAAGTTCATTTGCTGTTAGTTCTTCATCAACTATAAGTTCATCTTATGCTACTAACGCTGGTTATGCTGCCTCTACTCCAACAGTAGTAAGCACACTGTTTGTACAAGGATACTTAACTGGAAATCAATCAATTCTAAACAATGTTGATACTACTATTAATTTTGAAAGACAATATGATCCTAATCTATGGCTTGATTTAGGTACTAGAAAATTTATACCTACCGTAGCTGGTTATTATTCTGTTTCTTTTGGAGCATGGCTTGAAAATCCTGCTTCTCCAACAAACCAAGTTAATATTCAAATAAGAAAAAATGGAAGTACTGTAATGATTGTACAACAGCCTTTAAATAATGGAACTGGTATAAGTTTAACAGGTAATAGAATATACTATATGAACGGAGGAGGAGACTATTTAGATTTTACTATATTCCAAGGATCGGGAGCGCCAAGAAACCTACTTCAAGGAGGAACATCAGATAGTGCAGGTACTTGGTTTTCAGCTCATTTATTAACAATGTAAAAAATTATAATATTTATTAGTATATGGCAATACAAGTTACAAATACCCTAGATTACAACTACGGAACATTCACCCAACCTTATTTTCGTTTAACTTTACACTACCCAGTAGCAGGAACTCAAGTACCTGTAGATTGTTTTATGTACCCATCTAAACAAGCATTTTTAGACGGTGCAAACTCAATTACTTGTTGGCCGTTTTATGTAGATACTGCTGAAGCTCCTGAAATGGAAACAGGATACACTGTCGTTGATAAGTACCTTTATTATGTTACTTCAAAAGTAAAAGAAAGTTTAGAAGCCTCATACCCTACTAGTATATTCGAAATTACAGGTATTCCAACAGAAGCTCCAATAGAATAAACACCAGCTTAAACAAATAAAAAACAAATAACGTTATATGGAAAACACAAAACTTACAATCGAAGAAATCGAACAGTTGCAAGAGTTGCAAAAAGAAAATCAAGCAGTAGCACAAGAATTAGGTAGTTTAGAAATTACTAAATTACAAATTGAAGCTAGAAGAGAAGAAGTAGTAAAATACTTTAACGAATTAAAAACTAAAGAACAAGAAACTGGTAAATTTTTCCAAGACAAATATGGTGTAGGAACCATTGATCTTGATAAAGGTGAATTTATTCCTGCTTAATTAATTTAAAGAACTATCAACTAGAGGACCCTTATGGGTCCTTTGGTGTCTTTAATATTTTATCCCATATTTATTACTAGAAACAATCTAATAAAATGGCACAAGAAATATTATTATCACCAGGCGTTGTATTAAACGAAAACGATACATCACAAATCGTTCAGGGAACGATTACAGCAGGTTTAGCTTTAGTTGGACCAACTGTTAAAGGCCAACCAAATATCCCTACACTTGTTACTTCATATTCTGATTTTAAAGGAAGATATGGAGATGTATTCACTAGCGCGTCTGCAAATTATGAGTTTTTAACTTCAATTGCTGCTTATAATTATTTCCAACAAGGTGGAAGTACAATTTTAGTTACTCGTGTAACAACAGGTAGTTATACTTCTGCTACTAGTTCAATAGCTAACTATAATACTTCAACTTCATTTACATTAAGTACACTTGGTCAAGGTGTTATTATGAATAACTCTGGATCTCAATTATCTAATGGTGCTTTAGCATGTGGTTCAGCTAATAATGTAAGATGGGAAATTGCAGCATCAGACACTGGATCTGGATTATTTACTTTATTAGTTCGTCAAGGTGATGATACTAATACAAATAAAACTATTCTTGAAACTTGGACTAACGTAAGTTTAGATCCTAATAGTTCAAATTATATTTCAAGAGTAATTGGAGATAAAAATGTAAGTGTTGCTTATGATTCTACTACAGGACAATTTTATTTAAATCAAACTGGTAACTATCCTAATAGTTCAAGATACGTAAGAGTAAGTAATGTATTAACTCCAACTCCAAATTATTTCTTAAATAATGGTGCTGTAAATAGTGCTTATACTTCTTCTATTCCAGTATTAGGTTCAGGAAGTTTTGGAACAGCTACAGGAGATGATTTAAGTACAGTTACAAACTTATTTGAAAATATTAGTACTACTACACAAGGACTAGGAGCTAACAATTATATTACTGCTTCAAATTTATTAAACAACTCAGAAGAATACGATTATCAATTATTAGCTACTCCTGGTTTAACTCAAAATTTACACAGTTCAGCTGTTTCAAGTTTTGTTAATGTTGCTGAAAACAGAGGCGATTGTTTCTATATTACTGATCTTTACGCATACGGTGCTACAGTAGGTGCTGTTACTAACCAAGCTGCAGGTATGAATACTAACTATGCTGCTGCTTACTGGCCTTGGGTTCAAGTATTGAGTCAAGCTTCTGGTAAATTAGTATGGGTTCCTGCTTCAACAGTAATGCCAGGTGTTTACAGTTTTAACGACAAAGTTAGTGCAGAATGGTTTGCTCCAGCAGGTTTAAACAGAGGTGGAATTGGTGGTGCTTTACAAGCTGAAAGAAAACTACAAACAACTGACAGAGACAAATTATATCAAGGTAAAGTTAATCCAATCGCTAGTTTCCCTGGTGTTGGTTTAGTTGCTTATGGACAGAAAACCTTACAAACTCAAGCTAGTGCTTTAGATCGAGTAAATGTTCGTAGATTGTTAATTGCTCTTAAACGTTATATTGGAAATATTGCTGAAAGTTTATTGTTTGAACAAAACACTATTTCTACAAGAAATAACTTCTTAAGTCAAGTTAATCCATATTTGGAAAGTGTACAACAAAGACAAGGTTTGTATGCTTACAAAGTAGTAATGGACGATACTAATAATACAGCAGATGTAATCGATAGAAATCAACTAGTTGGACAAATTTACATCCAACCTACTAAAACTATTGAGTTTATTTATTTAACATTCAACATTACCCCAACTGGTGTAACTTTTGGATAATTTAATATTTATTACAGAACAAGATAAAAACTAAACAAAATGCCAGTATTAAATTCAAACGAAATATTTTTCACCGCGTTCGAACCTAAAGTATCGAATCGTTGGTTATTAACAATTCAAGGTGTTCCTGCTTATATGATTCATAAAGTTAAATTTCCTGAAGTAAACTTAAATGAAATTGTGTTAGATCACATTAACGTTTATCGTAAAATTAAAGGAAAAGCTAGATGGTCAGATATGACATGTACTCTTTGGGATCCCGTTACTCCTTCAGGCGAACAAGTAACAATGGAATGGATTCGTTTATCACACGAATCAGTAACAGGACGTGATGGTTACAGTGATTTCTATAAAAAAGACATTACTTTATCAGAACTTGGTCCAGTTGGTGATGTAGTTGGTGAATGGATTATTAAAGGTGCTTTTATTAAAAACGCAGCTTTTGGTCAAGGTGATTATTCTCAAGGTGAAGCTACAAAAGACATTGAGTTACAAATTGCTATGGATTATTGTATATTGAACTACTAATAGTATTCTTAAAAATAAAAAGAGGAGTCTGGCTTTTGCCAGACTCTTTTTGTATCTACATATTTATCATAAATAAAGTTATATGTCAGAATTTAAATTTCCAACAGAAGTTATAGATTTACCAAGTAAAGGTTTAGTCTATCCAGAGTCAAGTCCATTATCATCAGGTACAATTGAATTAAAATACATGTCTGCTCGTGAAGAAGACATTTTAACAAATTCAAATTTTATTGAAAAAGGTATTGTAATTGATAAATTACTACAATCTTTAATAGTTACTAAAATCAACTACAATGAATTAATTTTAGGAGACAAAAATGCTATTTTATATGCTGCTCGTATTTTAGGATATGGATCTAATTATGAAATAGAAGTCACTGACAAATATGGTAAAAAAATTCCAATGACTATTGATTTAAGTAAATTAGAAAATAAAAAAATTAATGAATCATTATTTACTCCAGGTAAAAATGAATTTGATTTTATTTTACCTCAAAGTAAATTAAATGTAACTTTTAAAATATTAAATTCTGAAGATGAAAAAAACATTCAAGAAGAAATTAAAGGTTTGAAAAAAGCATTTCCAAATGATAGTTTTGAAGTAACAACCAGGTTAAAATATACTATTGTAGCATTAAATGGCGACAGAAACATGGAAAAAATACGTGGATTCGTTGATAATATGCTTATAACAGATACTCGTGCGCTTCGTAAATATGTTAACGAAATCACACCAGATATTGAATCTACTTTCAGTTATGTTGATTCTAAAGGTGACGTTGTGGAGGGCGTTAGTGTTCCATTGAATATTAACTTTCTTTACCCTGACGCCGGAATATAGACTAATATTCATGGAAGAGGTACACGATTTAGTGTACCATGGTCAAGGAGGTTTTACATACAGTGATGTATGGGAAATGCCTGTAACTACTAGACGTTATCATATTAATAAAATTCTAGAATATCTTAAGAAAAAAGCTGAAGTAGAAGAAAAAGCCACTAAAGGAAATACCCAACCAGCTAAATCTAGTAAGGTTAATGTGCCTGATTTTATATCTAATGTAAAGAAAAAGTAATTAAATATTTATTGACATGGCAACTCCTGATGAAATTAAAGACGTCATAAGCGAAGCAAATCGACTGAATGAAAGTTTAAAACGTATTACTGCTTCAATAAAAGACATAGGTAAAGAAGCCTGGGATGAAATTGGTGAATCTTTAAGAGCCTATAAAGAAATTTCAGATAATCAAACAGAAATTAATAAAAAGTTGCAACAACAACAGCAACAAGCTATTAATCAATCAT